GGTCACTCGCTCAACATTTTTTCAAAATAATTATACTTTTATTCTGAAACCCCCGCCGGTTGGGGGTAGGTTAAAATCGCGGCGGCCCCGATTTTTTGCTTCCCCCCTGTTAGGGTGGCGCTAGGCGATTGGATAGGGTAAGACTACACACATTCCATATTGAACTCATGTTCTGCTATTGAGTAATCGGTGCAGTTGAATACAGGGATGCCGTCCACTATAACCTCGTATACTTCACAGTGGTTATTATGTACAAGCTCCACAAATCGGCCTGTATTATCTGCCTCTGATTTATATATTACAAAATCCATTTCGTTCTCCCTATCCTGCTACCCATGCGTGAAGTGCTGCCTCATCCCATTTACGGGGAAAGCCCGAAGCGTCACAATCGCTAGGGCAACCGCACTGAATCCACACCTTAGCGGAATTGAGCAACTCACTCAATTTGGCATATGGTGAGTAGTTGAATACCATAGCGTTATCCAACGGGTCGATAACGTAGGCAATGAGCTTAGTAACCATTACGTTACCATTCTCATCAAGCTCTACAATCTTATCGACTGTGAGCGTGTGGTCTTCAAGACCGTAGTCTTCTGATTTGAATATAGTTTTAACAGCTTCAGTTTTCATTATCATTTTCCTTTTCGTTATGTTCTTATTATACTATATAGATCGGCATTTGTCAAGGGGTATCTTGAACTATTTTTGGAATTTATACGATTTTATTCCATTGCTTAATTATGTAGTCCAGCTTGCCACAATGCTGAATTCCGCCGATTGCTACACCAGTCTTTCCGATCCAAGTGCATATAGAATACTTGCCCGTTGTGTAAGACTTCACCATGTAAATTAGTCCGGTGCGTGTGTGCTTCTTGCGTAGTTGTTTGTATGGTGTGTAGCTCATAATCTTTCCTTAATCGTTTAATTCTTATACCTTAAGTATATTATATATATCGGCATTTGTCAATAGATACTTGAGTATTTTCTCAGAATAATTACATCTTTTTTTAGCACTCTTATTGAGACTTAATCTCAATAGCATTTTCGGGGCGGGCTCGATTTTTACGTACCCTCCTACAGGGGGGCACTAGGGGATTGGTTAGGGTAATACTACCCTCTCACTGTGTACCCTATACAGGCAGCTACTAGGGGATTGGTTAGGGTAGGACTACCCACCACTATCTACATCGTAGGTAATACCACACTCATTACATGTATGGTTGTTGTAACAGTTACCCTTATTGGTAACAGTCATATCATAACGCCTTGTCATCTCTTGGCGTTGTCTTGGTGTGCTACCAATGCACTTACCATTGTCATCATACTTATACTCCATGTAGCACATGGTTGTTTCGTACTCAGTACCACACTCAGCAAGGTGCTTACTGTACTGTGTTGGTAGTGTCTTCCAACCGTTAGCTGTACCTAGGTTAATCTTATTCATATCAATTCCTTATGTTGTTATCGTATATAGTAAACACTAATGGTAATGTAACTATTGTACATAATATAATTTCTGTAATCATTATCTTATCCATTGATAGTATTGATTAATGTTTTCTTTCTATCCCACATACGCTGTAGTTCATTGAACACACAGTTCTTATTGAACTGTCCTAGTTCGTTAGCGTGTTCAGCAACCTTCTTCTCAATGTTGCGGTTTAGTTTGAACAGTTCTAGTTTAGCTTCGTTGCGTGTCATGTTGTGTTCCTTTCGAGAACGTTGTTTAATTGTTATACTAGTAGTATATACTAAGTATCGTCAAAAGTCAATAGCAATCTTAACTATTTTCTGAAATAATTCTAATTAATTCTGATGCGTAAAAGTAAATGCCGTATCCTATCATCAAACCAATCATTGCATATGCTATTGTATCTATAATCTTGTTCAACATCTCTTTACCTTTCGTTAATTGTTATATACTAAGTATATACTATATATCGTCATTTGTCAACCCCTACATGAGATAATTCTCAGAAAAATGTCATTTATTTTCTTGGGGGTAGTTTTATCTTCGAGCTGCTTAATGAGACTGAGTCTCAATAAAGCCGGCGGGGTTCATACGCAATCCGACTCACACCAAACCAATGTATTACCCAATCCTCTCCCTTTGCGCCCCAAATAGTTTCGATTAGCGACTTTGTTGTGTTTTTTAGCGTCCAGAAGTGTATAATTAGACAGTTAGATTACTTTTACAAACAATTGGATTAATGATATGAATAAAAAAACCCCTAAATCCGTAGATGCTGAATTGACATGCAAAGCAACAGCTGCTCTTGAGCAAGAAGTTGCAGAAGAACTCGAAGTAGAGGATAAAAGCCTCGCTGAGCTGCTAGATCAGAAAGATGCAGATGAAGAACAAGAATAAATACCATAAAGGTGCTCAGGAGTGCGGCAGAGCCCGTTCTGCACGAGATACCACCATGATACTCGAAGGTTTCGGTTGCTTACCGGAATTATCGAAGACAAGACGCTGGGAACGAGAGGGAACTCGGTTCGTGGACGTAATTGGCGATGGATATCGGTGTTTTTACCTAATTGAAGAGCTTGATGGAGATCGAGTGCTCAATTTTGAGACTGGAGTCGGACTCTTTGAGATAAATGGTGACCAACACCTCTTACACAGACAAATTTCCATGACAGAAGGGGTAGGAATCACAAAACAGGTCAGAAGAACGCTTCCTGACCAACCACCTCAGAAATTTGACCCTGAAGACGGTGGTATTTTCAGAATTACCTCTATTCAACCGAACACTACGCTAGAATTCTACGCCGCCCCCAATACTATCCTAGCATCAAGTGACTCATATACAATCTCGCCGGTAGAAATCGAAGAAAATGCTCTTTTGGGAAGAAAAGACGACATTATTCAGTCTATTGACAAAGAAGAGTTCAAAGAAATGATGAAAGACGCTATTATTGAGTCTTTTACCGAAAGTCAGAAGCAACACGACGTAAAAACTCGCCGTATTAACCTGACACGTAAAAATGCGGTCATATCTACGCCAGTAGTACGTCTCGCACCGGATAACTACAACGATACGGAAAAACCTCCCGCACAACAGGGCATGGTTATCTACAACACAGATAAAAAGTGCTTAGAGTTTTTTAATGGAGACAAATGGATAAGGATAGCCGAGGAAGACTAATATGCATATACCTTCTAACATGACAGCACAGGGTGTTATTGATCAGATAGAGATTGTCGTTAACAGAATCGCCCCCAAGTACACATTCTACGGATACGACACAAATGATATGAAACAAGAGGCATTTATTATCTGTATGGAAGCACTTCCTCGTTATGATGAAAAAAGACCACTAGAAAACTTCCTATCTGTCCATTTATCTAATCGTCTCAAGAATTTTGTACGAGATAACCACTTTACCAGTAATGAAGAACAAAAAGCTAAGGTTATGAAGCCCGGACAACTCGCTAACGAAGAATATATACTAGATGACGATAGAGAAGAAAACGTAGAGTCCGTAGACTATAAAGAGATGACAAAGGTATTAGATATTAAATTACCTGCTGAATACAGGTCAGATTATCTTAAGATAGTCAATGACGTATATGTACCTAAAAAACGTAAAGAAGAAGTCCTATTTATTATAGAACATATATTAGAGGAACACGGACATGAAGAAGGGTAGACTATCTAACGCTGAGGCCCGCTATATTACACAGAACGCTGATTCAATGCCAGCAGAAGACATTGCAGCAAATCTGGATCGTGATCCTAACAGCATACAAACTTTTATTAAAAAGAAATTAAAGAAGGGGCTTTCTACGTTAGAGCAGGCCGCATACGAGCTAGAAGAGCGTCCATACTGGATCGAGCTGGAACAGCAGTTTACAGCAGATGAGTTGACTCTGTTTAAGTATCACTGGGGCAGAATCATTAGTCAGTTTAAGGACGATGTGTTTCCAACAGAAGAATTGCAGGTTGTCGATGTAATTAAGCTCGAATTGTTAATGAACAGGTGCCTTAAGTCAAATAAAGAAAACATAGATCAGATTACGGCGTTTGAGGGGCTGGTAGCCACAGAGAAGTCCGTTGATCCCGATCAGCAGGATAGAGACTACATTATAAACCTAGAGCGTCAAATCGCCTCTCTGCGCGCCGCACAGGAATCACTCAATAGAGACTACCGCGACTTGCAAACAAAGAAGTCGGCCATGCTCAAGGAAATGAAGGGTACGAGAGAGCAGAGAATCAAGCGTCTAGAGGATTCAAAGCAGACTTTTACTGGATGGGTTGCACATTTGATGCAAAACCCGCATCTTACCGAACAATACGGTAATGAAATGGAAAAAATGCGATTGGCTATGGAACAAGAGAAGAATAGGCTTCGTGCCTTTCATAAATACGAGGACGGGTTGGTAGACCAGCCCTTTTTGACACCTGATACCGTTGAGGATTGATATGAAGACTTTAAGTCCAACAAAAGCTAGAGTAAGAAAGATAAAGGCCGTGATTGAGAGGTTCTATCCGCATGGAGGGGCAGAAGACTGCGTTAGAATGTTGAAACAAATTGGATACGACATTTCGTACCAGACAATTTTGGGCTATGCCCAGAAGATGGGCATCCGTAAACTGTGTAGAAACGAAGCGATTGTTGGCGAGAGGAGTCTTATAGGAAGCACCCCTGCAGAGGTCGTTGCCGCAGTGGGTAAAACCGGAATAGAGGTAAAGCTATTTCCTGAGAACCACGACCCTTTACTTGCCACGATGGACGCTAGAAATTGGGGTGAGCAGCGCATGGTTCCGACCAAGCATATTGACTGGCTGCATAACGGAGACTTTCTTTGCTTCAGATGTAACAAAGTGAGAGATAAGTCACGAAGAAGACAAAGCAATACTACTTGTTCAGTTTGCAAATCTTGCTACAACAAGCAGCGAAATGATTATAGAAAAAACAACGAGCACGCCTTTAAGCGCACCACTGCGCAAACTTATTTGAATAGTGTAATTAGCGGCAAGCTGTTGGCAAAGCGCGGCAGTGTGGCGTACAAGCTGTTTGGGGCGACAAGAGAAGAACTAAGAAGTCACATAGAGAATCAATTTGAAGATGGTTGGAACTGGGAGAACAAGGGCGATGTATGGGAAATAGATCATATACGTCCATATTCTTCTTTTGATTTGACAGATGACAAGCAGTACAGGGAGTGCTGCAACTATAAGAACATACGACCACTTTCGGTCAAAGAGAATAGGACTAGAGTAAAAAGGACTAAGAAACTATGAAAGCAATTGTTTTTGGCGTAACAGGGCAGGACGGAAGCCATCTGGCGGAACTACTTCTAATGAAACGATACGAAGTGGTTGGAGTAGCTAGAAGAAGCAGTGTAGACACGACGGAGAGAATACAGCATCTTGTTGGAAGACCCGGATTCGATCTGGTACACGGAGACATTACAGATGTGAGTAGTGTGTTGGGCATCATTCGAGATAACGATGATGTAGATGAAGTCTACAATCTAGCAGCACAATCGCATGTAGGAGTCTCTTTTAAGCAACCCGGTCTCACATGGGATATTACGGGCAAAGGCTGTTTTAATATCTTACAGTCCATAGTGGATCTTGGTGTCAAGTGTAAATTCTACCAAGCGTCATCAAGTGAAATGTTTGGCGACTCATATAGTGTCAGTAGAGACGGTAAGAAATATCAGAACGAAGAAACCAAGTTTCTGCCACAGTCTCCATACGCTATAGCTAAGTGCGCTGCTCACTACGCCGTAAGATTGTTCCGAGAAGCCTACGGCTTACATGCAAGTGCCGGAATACTATTTAATCATGAAGGGCCACGCCGTGGTGAAAATTTCGTGACTCGGAAAATCACTAAGTGGATTGGGGGATTTTCAAAATGGTGTCGAAACCTCCATTTAAATTTGGCTACATATGTTCCGTCGCCGGATGATTCATCTATTTCTTTCACGGAAGATGATATAGTCCTTAACAAAATCATGGCGGATGCTATAGTAACTCCGAAATACCCTAAGTTAAGACTGGGGAATTTAGATGCGTTCAGAGATTGGGGATACGCTGGAGACTATGTAGAAGCCATGTGGATGATGCTACAACAAGAAGAACCGGATGACTATGTTATTTGCACAGGTGAAACACATACGATTAGAGAATTTTTAGACGAAGCTTTTGCAGGTATTGGGATTGCCGACTGGGAAAAATACGTCGTAATAGATCCTAAGTTTTATAGACCTGCAGAAGTGGACTATTTACGTGGTGATGCATCAAAAGCAAATGGGAAATTAGGCTGGGAGCCAAAGCACTCCTTTAAAGATTTAGTAACGCTGATGATGGAACACGACCTATATGAAGATATTTAAAGTAGAGATGGATCTTAGCTTGGTTATAGCTAGATTGAAGAAGTATAGGATATATGAATATAATTCCGAACATCCTATAGTCTTTGTCGAAGCGAATGACCCAGACGAAGCATGTTTTAAAGCAAGTCATGGACTATTTAAAATGATATTAGACCAAGATTCAAGCAGTAAAGCTAGGCTTCTATGTAAAGAAATAAAGAATGACATTTTGATAAAAAAGGTTTCTTGCAAATGAGAAGGAACTACGACGATCCAGTTTATAAGGACTGGCGTAAAAAAGTTTATAGTCGGGATAAGTTTAAGTGTCAGATGCCAAACTGTGGCTCTAACTACAGACTACAAGCCCACCATATAAAAAAATGGTCTAGTGCGGCCATATTGAGATACGACGTTGACAACGGTATTACATTATGCCGTAAGTGCCATGAAGAGATCACTGGTCACGAGCACGTATACGAATCGTTATTTCATCAAATAGTGCAAAACAATGGCTAATTATAAAAACGCTCCAAAATTTACGGTTATTAAAGATACTAGAGAACAAGAAGGATATTTCTTCAAAGAGTATGACAAGTGTGCCGGCATGGTAGAAAGAAAGCTAGACACTGGAGATTATTCCATTGAGGGAATGGAAGACAAGATCTGTATTGAAAGAAAGGGCTGCGTGGAAGAACTAGCGCAAAACCTTGGGAAAAAGAAACATGCGTTTATAAATGAGATAGAGCGTATGAAGTCTTTTCCACATAAGTTCATAGTATTAGAGTTTAGCCTTGAAGACCTAGTTGATTTTCCAGAAAACAGCAGGATACCAGAGGCTCAAAAAAAGACTCTTAGGATAACGGGTAAATATATGCTAAAATGCCTGATGGAGTTTCAGCTTAAGGATAATATACATGTGGTATTCTGTGGTAGTAAGTACAATGCCTTCCTAACAGTGAGCAGTATTTTTAAGCGCGTTAATGAAATGTACAATCTAAAATGAATGATATAATTGAATCAATACATGGTCAAAGCATAGACCTAAAACAGCGAGAGATTTATCTCCACGGTTATCACGGGCCTTTTGATGATGATCCGGGAGTTGAGTATCGCATGGCTACAACTCTGATAAAAAATATTAGATATTTGGACTCTTTAAAAAATGAACCAATACTTATTCATATGCACAGCATTGGTGGAAACTGGGGCGATGGAATGGCTATTTACGATGCTATTAAACTCTCCAGATCCCACATAACAATCGTAGTCTATGGACAGGCTGAATCAATGAGTAGTATCATACTACAGGCTGCGGACAATAGAATTATGATGCCTAACTCATACTTTATGTCTCACTACGGCAGTAGCTCAAGCGCTGGCAATTTCTTAGACACTCAGAACTGGGCAAAGTTTGAAAGTATTATACTTGATACTATGTTGGATATATATGTAGAGAGTTGCATGAAGGGAAAATTCTTCAAGGAAAAATACACAGATCCAACTGAGAGCAAGGTCAGGACATTCATAAAGAAAAAACTTAAAGACGGCGACTGGTATCTTAATAGTAATGAGGCCGTATACTACGGTTTTGCAGACGGCGTTTTATCAACAAGAAAATATAGAGGTATAAGCAGTCTAAAATGACAAAAGAGTTAAGAACAATAGACGATGCTTGGCTGGGGCTAGACATCGACGATACGGACATTTTTAATCCCACGTCTATACTAAAAGTTTCGGATGAAGATTATCACCTAAGACTGTCTTACTTAATGATGAGGCCTGAGTATTTCTCGTTTCTCTGCAAGCATATTCTCAATGTGCAAATCCTGCCTTCTCAAGCGCTGATGTTACACGAAATGTGGAGCAGAAAGTTTCCCATGCTAATAGCTAGTCGTGGTTTTGGTAAATCTTTTATGCTTTCTCTATATGCATTGCTTAGAGCTCTCTTACTCCCAAATAGAAAAGTCGTTGTCGTTGGTGCTGCTTTTAGACAATCAAAGGTTCTTTTTGAGTACATGGAAACTATTTGGCGAAACGCGCCGATTCTAAGAGATATATGTAGTGACACTAGCGGGCCTAGAAGAGATGTTGACAGATGTGTCATGCGTATCAACGATAGCACTGTAACATGCTTACCGCTAGGTGACGGCCAAAAAATTCGTGGTCAACGCGCCAACGATATTATATCTGACGAGTTTGCCTCTATACCTAGAGACATATTTGAGAATGTAGTCGCAGGTTTTGCCGCTGTTAGTGCAGACCCAATAGACAACGTTAAAAGGCTTGCAGCAGAGAAAAGAGCCAAAGAACTGGGCATTGAGGTAGAAAAGAAAAAAGAAGAGACCATAGAAAACAAAGACAACCAAATCATACTTTCCGGTACAGCTTATTATGATTTTAATCATTTCGCAACGTATTGGAAAAAATGGAAGTCCATCATAAAAAGCAAAGGCATTGAGGCTAGACTTAGAGAAGTTTTTGGTGGCGATGACGTACCTAAAGATTTTGACTGGACTCAGTACTCTATCATCCGTATCCCTTACGAGCTTTTACCAGAGGGCTTTATGGACGCTGCTCAGGTAGCCAGATCTAAAGCTACAGTCCATGCCGGAATTTACCAAATGGAGTTTGGTGCCTGCTTTACCAGAGACAGCCAAGGCTTTTTCAAAAGGTCTCTCATAGAATCTTGTGTCGTCACTAACGACAATGTATTAAAGAACTCTAAGGGCGAAGACATACATTTTGAGGCCAGTCTTATTGGAGATCCAAATAAAAGATATATCTTTGGTGTTGACCCTGCTTCTGAAGTTGACAACTTTAGCATAGTCGTGATAGAGGTAAATCCAGACCACAGAAGAATCGTCCACTGCTGGACTACCACAAGGTCTGAGCATAAAGAAAAGGTCAAAAGAGGATACTCTAGGGAGACAGACTTCTATTCCTACTGCGCTAGGAAGATCAGAGACCTCATGAAGCTGTTTCCATGTATTCACATAGCTATGGACGCTCAGGGCGGCGGTATAGCCGTTATGGAGTCCCTACACGACAGGGATAAGATACAAGAGGGCGAACTAGCCATATGGCCAACTATAGACGAGGACAAGCCAAAAGACACGGATGATGAGCGAGGCTTGCATATATTAGAAATGTGCCAGTTTGCCAAATACGATTGGCTGGCTGAAGCAAACCATGGACTCAGAAAGGACTTTGAGGACAAGGTTTTATTGTTTCCCTTCTTTGACTCTATCAGTCTTGGTTTATCCAATGCTGACGACGGACTAAAGGGTAGACATTTTGATACTCTCGAAGAATGTGTTATGGATATAGAAGAGCTTAAGGACGAGCTGTCGATGATTCAGATTACTCAAACTGCCACAGGTAGAGATAGGTGGGACACGCCAGAAGTTGTCGTAGGAACAGGCAAGAAGAGTAAAATGAGGAAAGACCGTTATTCAGCATTGATTATGGCTAATATGGCAGCTAGGGTTCTGCAGAGAGCTCCAACGCCTCAAGCATATAACTTTTATGGTGGCTTTGCCACAGCTGGAGAAGACTACAAAGCAAAGAAGAGAGAAGACCTTTACAACGGGCCAAACTGGTTCACTGAAAACATGGGTGACATTTATTAAGCATCCGTGTATAATTTTTATAATCCATTCCAATTACATTCCAATTAACTGATAGGCGACGATATGACAGACAATAATATGATCACTTGGCACGACGACGCAAGCAAATCAATTGCTATGGACGCATTTTCTGAAAACGTCAACTCTTATGACGGTGTAACGAAAAGTCTTGGATATCGCGCATACAGAAACTTTAAGGATATAGAACCTAACCGTTCTGTGCGTCCCGGATTCACATCAATGGATTACCATGCCTTTAGGCCTGATGAGCAGGTTCCTAGAGAACAAAAGCGTATGATTAAGATGTGCATGGACGCTTATTCAAAGGTTGGCATTATTAGAAATATAATTGACTTAATGGGCGACTTTGGTAGCCAAGGTATTAACGTTGTGCATCCAAACAAGAGTGCAGAAAAATTCTTTAAGCAATGGTTTAAAAAATGTAATGGAAAAGAGAGATCTGAACGATTCTTAAATACATTATACAGATGTGGCAATGTAGTAGTATACAGAAGTAGTGCGAATGTTACTCCTGAGCTTTCTAAGTATATGAAGTCAGTCGCAAACGACATCAAGGTAGAAGTTCCAAACATGACTAAAAATGTAATTCCTTGGAGATACAACTTCTTTAACCCTCTTAATGTAGACCTTAAAGACGGCGCTATGAACTTGTTTATGGGAAAAAAATCATACAACCTGTCTTCCAACATATTTAACGACAAGTTTAAGAATGGCAATATTCCACCAAACATATTAGAGACTCTTCCTCCAAAGGTGAAGCGTGCTATTCAACGTGGAGAAAAAGCTATACCGCTAGAAGAGGAAAGACTGCAAGTCTTCCATTACAAGAAAGACGACTGGCAAATGTGGGCGAACCCCATGATCTACGCAATTCTTGATGATATTATCATGCTAGAAAAAATGCGCCTTGCTGACCTGTCTGCGCTAGATGGAGCAATATCAAATATCAGACTATGGACTCTTGGTAATCTAGACCATAAGATTCTTCCTAATAGAGCTGCCATCAATAAACTGAGAGATATACTTGCAAGTAATGTTGGCGGCGGTACTATGGAATTGGTTTGGGGCCCAGAGTTAACATATACTGAATCTAATAGTCAAGTCTATAAGTTTCTTGGCTCTGAAAAATATCAGTCTGTGTTGAATAGTATATATGCAGGACTTGGTGTTCCGCCCACTCTTACAGGAATGGCTGGAAACGGTGGCGGCTTTACTAATAACTTTATAAGTTTGAAGACGTTAGTAGAACGGTTGCAATACGGAAGAAGTTTACTGACACAGTTCTGGCAGCATGAAATTGAGCTTGTAAGAAAAGCGATGGGCTTTAGATATCCAGCAGAAATTCACTATGACCAAATGAGCTTGGCAGACGATGCGGCTGAGAAGAATCTTCTTATCCAGCTTGCTGACAGAGACATTATTAGTCATGAAACAGTTCTTGAAAGGTTCAAAGAGTTGCCAAACGTTGAAAAGATTAGACTTAAGAGGGAGTATAAAGACAGGGGTGCTGACAACACACCTGATAAAGCAAGCCCCTTCCACAATCCTAATCAGAAACAGGAAATGGAAAAGATGGAAAAACAGTCAGAGCTCAACGAAAAGAAAGAGCAGGAAAAAAAGCCTGCGTTACCTGAACGACCAGAGAAACCTGACTCACCAAAGGAGAAACGAGATGAGGGTAGACCTCCATTCAAGCTTGACGAGGGGCCAAGAAAGCAGCGTGTTGAAACGCCTAAATCTGCACCCGGTTTAGCAGAGACCATAGTCTGGGCACAGTCAACTTTTGACACTATATCAGAAGTCATTACAGACGCCTATCTAAAAATGAACAATAAGAAAAACCTTAGACAGGTTACTAAGGCAGAAGTGGCAGACATGGAAAAAATCAAGATGGATGTTCTTACAAATTTACAACCTCTGCAGGAGATTAGTGTTGAAATTATACATGAACAACTGTCTGCAGGCAAGCTGTGTCCAAAAGAGTTTCGTGAGTGTTTGGCTTCTAAAAATATTGACACTTCGTCAATGAACATAGATTCCTACAGAAGAAGCGCTATCGGATGCTACGTAGAATACGTATGTAAATAGGCCTCATTTGCACTGATTAAAAATTTTTGTGTATATTTATTTTAGAGGTAAGACAATGAAATTATACCAACAAGAAATTAATGACGGCTTACAAGAAGTCATGCAGGCTAACGCTTCGATAGCCTACTGTTCTGAAGCCAGCATAGTACATATTCAACCAGACAGTGATGTTAATCCAAAGGTTGAAGCACAACTAGAAAAACTCTTAGCAAAGAGCAATCCAGATCAGATAGACTTATATTATCTTGAGTCCGTTTTGGTGTCAACTGGGTGGAATAAAAACGACGACGTTTTCCAACCAGAGCCAACTTGGGCAGCAAGAAGCACGCCTGAAGATAAGCAATTTAACTTCATGCACAACGAGAACGACATCATAGGTCATATCACTGGCAGTTATATATTAGATAAAGAAGGAAATAGAGTCGAAGCAGACTCTAAAGAATTTCCGCAACAGTTCGATATCGTTAGTCAGGCCGTTATATACAATAGCTGGACTGATCCTGAAAACAGGGAACGAATGGAGCAGATTATTGCGGAGATTGAGGAAGGAAAATGGTTTGTCTCAATGGAGTGCCTATTTGCAGGCTTTGATTATGCTCTACTAGACCCCGATGGAGCTGGCAAAGTTTTGGCAAGAGACGAAGATTCTGCATTTCTAACTAAGCATCTCAGGTGTTACGGCGGAACTGGAGAATATGAGGGATTTAAAGTTGGTAGGGCCTTGCGTAATATTTCATTTTCTGGAAAAGGTTTGGTTGCAAAACCTGCCAATCCAAGAAGTGTAATACTTAATTCTAGCAAGGCTTTTTACGTAAATAACGACGATAGCACTAATAAGTTTTCTATAGGAGATATTAGAATGTCTGATAATTTGTTAGAAAAGCAGGTCGCAGATCTTAGAGAAGAGCTCGCCACTGCTAAACAAGAGAATGAAGCGATTAAAGCAAAAATCGGAGAAGCAAAAGATAAAGAATTTGCTGCTACGGTTGAAGCTTTTGAAGCTGATGTTCAATCAAAAGACGAAGCAATTGCAGCGCTTGAAGAGACCGTAAAGTCAACCCAAGCTAAGATTGCTGAATTAGAAGATGCTTTGGCTACTTCGCAAGAAGAGTTGAGTGTCGCCATGAAAGATGTAGAAGAGATGAAAAAGAAAGAGAAGATGGAAAAGAGAAAAGCTGCTCTTGTAGAAGCTGGTATCAGCGAAGAAGACGTAGACGAATCTCTTGCCACTTTTGAGTCTCTTGAAGATGAAGCTTTTGAAGCTATAATCGCTTTCATGGACAAAAAAGAAAAGAAAGAAAAGAAAGAAAAGAAAGATGACGAAGCTGAAGGTCTCGGCAAAGGCCCTAAAAAGCCCACAGCTGGAGAAACTGAAGCAGAAGAATCAACAGAAGAAGCAGAAGAAGCAGAAGCTGAAGTTTCTGAAGAACTTTTTGACGAAGTAGAAACCACTGAAGCTACGTTAGTAGAAGCAGAAGAATCTGACGAGTTAGAAACTACCAGAGCTAGCATTGCATCGTGGCTTTCTGAAAACGTTTTCACTAAATAAGTATAGGAGAATTTAGAAATGGCTCTTAAAGCAGATAGATACGAACTACAAACCGACATCAGCTTCTTCATGAATGCAGCTGTTGCTACTCGTGGTGGGGTTGTTGTTCACGAATCAGGTTCTTCCTTTACCGTCAGCTCTGGTGCAGCAATGGATCAAGGCGTGGCATTGGTTAAGGAAAAGATCTGTGGAAACACAGACGTTCCTGTTGGGATTTTGCTTAACGACGTTGTTAACAAAGACCTGACAAGAACTCACTTGAATCAACATAAAGACGAAGTACAACTTGGTAGTAAAGTCACAATCCTTAGAAAAGGTTATGTTGTTACTAACAAGATTGACAGTGTTACTGTTGCTCCCGGTCATGTAGCATACGCTTCAGCGGTTGCTGCCGGTAACATTAGTAACACATGTCCAGCATCCGTTATTGCCTCTGGTAATCTTGCTATTGGAAGATTCCTAAGCGCAATCGACGAAGATGGATATGCTAAGGTAGAAGTTAACCTTCCTAACCACGGTACTAACAACTAACAGCCCTATTAATAGGAGAATTTTAAAATGGCTTTTACAGATAGACCAAGCGATGAATTCATCGCTCTACTAAAAAATTCTGGGGACAGCGACATTCAAGTTGCACAAGCTGCGCAACGTGAGTTTGCAAAAGCCCTAGAACTTCCACTCCGTAAGGGTGTCTTGGTTGGTAATGTTCTTGGCGACATTTTTGAAACCATCAACGTAGAACCGGGTGCAACCACGGAATTTCCATTAGACCTTATCGCTCCGGGCCTTGAAGGTGAGCATGTGGCTTACACGAATCCCGGTCACGGTAGAATCCCAGAACGTAGCGTCGAAGGCGACTACGTAATGATCCCAACCTATAGCATCACCAGTTCAATCGACTACCTACTTCGATATGCTCGTGAAGCTCGCTGGGACATTGTAGCACGCGCTATGCAAGTTCTGGAAGCTGGTTTTGTCAAGAAGATGAATGACGACGGATGGCACACCTTGTTGGCCGCTGGCGTTGACCGCAATATCCTCGTTTACGATGCTGATGCTACAGCAGGTCAGTTTAGCAAGAGACTTGTTTCTCTGATGCAAACTGTTATGCGTCGTAACTCAGGCGGTAACGCTGCTTCCGTAGGTCGTGGTCGCTTGACTGACCTTTATGTCAGCCCAGAAGCTCTTGAAGATGTTCGCAACTGGGGATTAGACCAAGTTGATGAAGTGACTCGTAGAGAAATCTACACAGCCGCTGAAGGCGGAGCTCCAATCACTAGAATCTTTGGTGTTAATCTTCACGACATGGATGAACTTGGTGAAGGCCAAGAGTACCAAGACTTCTTCACCAGCGAATTGTCTGGTGCAGTTCAGGGTTCTGACACTGAGCTTGTAGTTGGTTTAGACCAATCAAGCAATGACAGCTTTGTAATGCCTGTTAAGGCTCAGCTGGAAATCTTTGAAGATCCTACTCTTCACAGACAACAGCGCGCTGGATACTACGGCTTTGCTGAAATTGGCTTTGGTGTTCTTGATAATAGACGAGTTATTTTAGGCTCATTCTAATCAGAATATCAACTAGGCTCATAGAGAGAGTCACCTCTTATAACTAGGGGTGGCTCTTTTTTTATGTGTATTATTACTATAGAACATTTTCGTACAGGATCTTAAATAGGAGATTAAAATGGCCGCACTTTCAAATTATTTAGAATCAGGCCTTTTACACCATATTTTTAAGGGTCAAACATTTAGTGCTCCTAGTGTTATAGCCATAGGGCTAAGTAGTGGCGTTGTGGTGGATGTGAATGGAGTACCCACTCCCACTGGTACATACGATGCAGCAACTGGGGGAACTTGCGGAGAGCTCAGCACTACGGCTGGAGATTCCTCAGCAAATGGATATGGAAGACTAAACCTTGGTGATCCCGCCAGTCTAGGCGCGACAACTTGGCATTATGACCCAGATGACCACGCTCAGGGAAGTGGTGTTATTAGAAATAGCGGACAATTAGTATTTAGCACAGCCCTTCAAGACTGGGGTTGGGTTTCTGGCGTTTACATCTTTGACAACGCCACTGTTGGAGACGGTAATGTGCTCATGCACGCTACTCTGGATAATCCTAGAATTATATATAAAGGGGACAACGTAAAGTTTGACTATAAGAGTCTAGAAATTAGCTTCGATTAAAAATCAGGTAGGTAAGTCATGAAATTAGACAAGCAGACACTTGCTCAAAATATAGGTACTGACCTGCAGGATAATTCTACTGGTCAAATATCCCCAAGAGACGTTAGAACCAACTTATTAAATATCATTGACTCTATTTGGGGTGAGACATTTACCTCTGGAGTCAATGTTAATTTTGCCAACATTGGAACTCACGCTACGAGAACAACCAAGGTTGGTGAGTTAGCTATTAGTAAGCTTGGCCATCCTAGTTACACAAGTGTAGACAACACGGCAGTCGGCTATTCAGCTTTAGCACAGAATTACAATGGCTATAGTAATACCGCTATTGGTTCTCATGCTTTAGGCTGTAGTGTCTATGGTTTTGGCAACACAGCTCTCGGACACAATGCGTTAGCCGGAAATATAGAAGGTGATCGTAATATAGGTATTGGTAGCCACACCTTGCAGAGAAATAAGGGTGGTAACTACAACATAGCCGTTGGTCACGGGGCTGGTTATTACATCGGTGAAAATACCAGTCATAAGTTATATATCGGTGTTCACGATGTAGACAGTGATTCTCTTTGCGGAGAAGGTATAGAGGCTGGTACTGACCCAACTATATTTGGCGAATTAGATACAAAAAGAGTTGGAATCGGCGTTCAGAGTTTGCATGACTATGGAACGTTGCAGGTTTCAGGCGCTGTATCCCCGGTTTGGTCTGGAGTGTATGCTCTTGGTCATACTGCTATGCCTTGGTCTAATGTTTATGTAGAACACAGTATAGACTCTAATCAAGATCAGTTTAGAATAAACGATGATATCTACTTCTCTGGTGGCAAGGTTGGGTTTAATACTCCCAGCCCATCTGGTGAGGGGTTAATCACTGTCTCTGGAAGCATAGTTCCCGCACAAAGCAAAGAGTGGTCTCTTGGCCATGAAGATCTGCAATGGAAATCTGGATACTTTCAGAATCTTACCGTTAGTGGTGTTGCTTCTATAAACACCTACACATACAAAGAGATGTCTAGCTGCCTGTACGAATGTAGGACTCTCTATCTTGCAACTAGCGGCATATGTGATGGGGGAACTGGAGAACCGTGTGGGTATCTTGGAGACGAGAGTCTTGAAGGCGCTGGCTTGATTATACCTTCTAGTGGTTCAGATTACAGAAGAGATTATAAATGGCTATACGCTGCTCCAGACAGCACTCTGGATTGCTTAGAGGTAGATAACTCTTTTGCTAGATCTAGTTGGCAGTCAAATATCAGTATTGATTTAGCGTCTGGCTGTCATGTTCGTTCCAATAGAATTCTAGGTAGGGAACAACTATCTATGGTGACGGCTAAAAACTGTTACGGATTATTCATTAGAAAGAATGACGCTACTGTTTCCACCGGGGCAACAACTAGAAATGAAATACAACATCTAAAGATTGTCGCTAATGGTGGTACATTTACACTCAGCTTTGGCGGTCAAACCACATCCGCTCTAGCTCACAACGCAAGTGCTGCAACTATTAAGTCCGCTCTAGAAGCACTGTCTACGGTAGGCGCAGGCAATATAGAAGTAAAAGCTGGTAGTGCAACACTGCCCGAAGGAACATACTCAATATAGGAAGATAACATGTCTAATTTAGATTTCAATATAGAATTCAAAGGTTCTTTGGCTGGTGCCAACCAAGCTGCACTTACATCAAACACAACGAGCCTAACAAACACCTCTTCTAATACAGTTGACGGAACGTCTGGAGGTACTGGTAACAGGCGGTTTTATTTTTTCCAAACTGAAGCTGAGCTTATGTGGGGTCGGCAGTGGCGCATAGATACCGGAAAAGTCATCGGCACTCCCGGCGCTCCTACCGGCGGTACATTTGATTTTAACTTTGTTGTTTTAAATGGTATCATGCGGGGAGAAGAATTTGATAGAGATATTCATAGCTATCAGGATATTCGATTCTTCCCATACGGCGTTTATGTACAAGTTCAAAATATCCCTTTCGATGTCACCTTAGAGGCCTTTTGTGGACTGTTAAACGATGCCCTCGACACAAAGGCTACAGAACTCAAAGCCGCTGGTTGGACAAACACAAAGGATGGAGCTGACATACTAACCGCTGTAGAGGCGTGCTTCTTTTATCCGAGTCAGGAAGTACGATCTAATCGTCCAATACCTTTGACAGATGAGCAAGTAGAATTCGCTCTTAGTCAGGACGGCGGAGACGTTAGAGATGTTAGACTCGTAGCAGAAAACTATATGTTTGGGGCTGGCTCTCTTCTAACTATTGGTGATAGTCTACAAAAAAAGAGCAACGCTATAAATCTAAAGCCCAACAACGACGCTGTTGCACTAGATAACACAAAAAAGGAATTTGACACTGGACAATATAAGTGGCTTCCAAGTGCTGTGGACATAACAGCGCCTATCGAGCATGTTCAGCGAGGCGATAATCTCAACACTGGCTCAAACTTCGCTCAAATTTCCCGAGCTGTTGCCGCATATCCAGATGATCGGAGAATGTTTAACTTTACTTGGAACGCTGGACACTCTGATGCAATAATAGCAGCAAAGAAGGGTGCCTTCAACATTAAGTACATTGATGCATTTCTTCATAAGTCTGGAGCTAGCGATGCAGACAAGGTGTTCAAACTTCGCGACTACACCCCAAACCCCGTAAACCCAGACGAAAAAAAGATAGGTGTTGACAGCTCAAACTTACAGGGCGGTCATGCTACCTTCGTCGGCACACACTATGAAAACATATTTAGAAATAAAACAAAGTATAATGATCTTGACGAAGGAAGGACGGATCGTTTTTATGGGCTAGGAATTGGTTCTACTCAAGCTAGATATGCCCCTTTTGGCTTTAACAGGGTGTTCCCTGCTGTAAGGCAAGAAAGAATACATCCGTTTATAGAAAAACAAGTCACTCCTTTGCTCAAAAATCCAGATCCGTTTGATAGCTCAACCTCTGGGGAAATGATAGCGGATTTAAATAAATTTGGAACATACAACGAAACTAGACATGCGGCTACAGGGACAGCTGACTTTAGTACGAATGTTACAAAGTGTTTGGGCTATCCCATATCTATACAGTTTTACGACGTTACTTATGACGGAGTTCAATATACTGCTGCAAACTATGCAACAGACTTTGGTGACAATACCTATCCAGCAGATTCCGACCTACTGTCAAAAAGAGTGACTTGGCTTGATCCTGACGCAACGGATAAAAAGTATCTCACTAACATGGCTACTGTGGACGAAGTTCAAAGCGCTATAGACGCCGTTCTGGGTGCTAATAAAGTTAAGGTGTACGCTCCTCGCGCAAGGACTTCCGCGTTTGGTACTGATGGCAACTTGCGACATGGAAATCATAACAGTCGTGTTGGAAATAATTACGACGGTTTTGATTGTAGAACTCTAGTCTATGGCGGCTGGATATTTGAAATGATTTCAGCGGATATGCAGAATAGCTGGATGACCATCTATATGCCCGGATTTAAAAATGGTACTTTTGGAAAAGATACGAATTTTGCAGACGGGATACAAACTACAGCGGCCAACACCGTCGCTGTTGACCACTTTATGGAAGTCAACCCTGAAGACAAAAACACTAAAACCGACGAGTTTGTATACAGACATAATAATGTGGGGACTTACGAACATGGTGGGCCACAACTTTGGTCAAAGAGAACAGGAGGAAGTACTGGGCCTAATATATATGGAACCCTGCTTGACGTGGGTACTGGAACCACGGCTGGCGGAGGAACCTCATCAGCGGCTATAACCA